GGGCCTGGACAAGGAAATGCGCTCCATTAGTATCCGCAGCGCCGAGCTGGCCAAGCGCGCACAGGTGAATCACGGCAGCCTTGCCGCTCTTGGCCAACAGATGGCTGAGCGCGGCTTGGTGACGCGCTGCAAGGTGCAGCCGGCGAAAGGCAACGCCACCTATGAGTACCGTCTTGGCCCCGGCGTCGCCCAGCCAGAATTCCGCACCCTGAACACCCGGCGCGCCGGCATTGCCATCGGCCAGCCGACCAAGCCGCTGCCGGCGACCAAGCCTGCCGCATCTTTTCCGCCACCGCCAAAGCTGCGCAAACCCGACGACATCGAGGTGCCGCAGCTGCTGGCCAAAGCCACCAAGGCCAGCGCGCCCGATCCCGAGGTCCACATCCTTGAGCGCGTGCAGGCCATGGACGAAAACGAGTTCGCCAGCTACCTGCGCCACCTGGCGCACGTGTGGAGCTGGGGCCGGGCGCGGAAGATCGTGGGCGGGATTGTTGGGGCGGCGGCGTGAGCGCGCGGAACGTTTGAATTCAGGGGTGCGACGCGGCTTTATCGCGGCGCGTCCCCTGGAATGATGGGTTGGCCGGCACCGTGCCGCCAGCACCGACTTTTGAAAGGAACAGAGATGCACACGCAACAGATGGCTGATAGCGACGGGACGTTTGGCGAATTCACCCACGCGACCGAATGCGCGTGCCGCAAGTGCAGGGCAAAAGAAGTGCGCTACCGGATTTGGGAGTCTAGCTGCGGCGGGTACGAGGACTACCACTACAAGTGCTTCGGCTGTGGGCATACGTGGTGGGTTGATGGGATCGACTCGTGACGGCCAACGTCTGAATTCAGCGGAGCGACGCGGCTTTATCGCGGCGCGTCCCCTGGAATGATGGGTTCGGCGTCTTGTGAGCGCCAGCTTTTGAAAGGAAATGAAATGCTTACTGGAATGACCACGCCACATTGCGGCTACTGCGGGAGGCCGGTGATCGGCCCGGCGATTTATGCCGGAGGACTGGCGTACCACAGTGAATGCACGCGAGGACCGGGCGGACCACAGATATATCAAGCGCCACCACTGACGGCAGAAATGGTGCGGCAGATCGTGCGCGAAGAACTGGCACAACACATGGGACCAAACCAGTGACGCCGAACGGTGGAGTTAACCGGCGCCCGTAGGGCGTCCGCGTTGGACGAAATGTTATGCAGCACAACTAAGGAGAACGACATGCTGGAATGGATGAAAGAATTTGAATTCACGAACTGGATGGGGATCGTACTGTATTGGATTCCTGCATCGTTGTGCGCCTACGGCTACACGGTCCGAACGTGGTTGAACTATCAAAAAGACGTTGCGAAGCGTGAGGAAGCAGAAGCGGCGAAGAAGGACATCGGCCGTTGCTTGGTCTATTACCCGACCGATACCGTTGGCACGCTGATCGGTCGCGCCGTTGCAACGATTTGCCCAGTAGCGAATCTGTGGGCGGCCTCTTTCGACGTGGCCCCGAAGATGTTTTCCTCCTTCTTTCGGTGGATCGGTCGGGTGTTCGACGCCCCGCTGGTGCCGCGACGTGATGTATAACGTTTGAATTCAGCGGCTTCGCGCGTTTCTTGCGCGGAGTCCGCTGGAATGATGGGTTCGGCGTCTTGCCGGAGCCGACTTTTGAGAGGAAAAGCGTAAATGGAAAACGAAGTGTTCACGATCCGTAGCGACGAATGGCAGGCAAAGGTCTGCGGCGAAGTGCTACCGACAATTTGGAACAGCCGAGGCGCGGCACTGGCTGGTATGAAAACGGAAATGAAGCGACGTGGTGTGCATGAGCTGTCGCGTGATTGCTGGTGCAATCCTACGGTTGAGACGCCGAACGTCGAACGTAACCGGCCTGAGCGTAGCGAAGGTCCGCGTTGACGGAAGTGTTATGCCCCACAGGAGGAACTATGGAAACAAACGCACCAAGAACAATCACAGAGTGGAAACGCGAGTGGGCTGCGTCACCGGCTCCACTGTTTTCGCTGCCACTGAAAGAGCGCATTCGGCTGGCAAAGGAACACGCGAAAAAGGAAGGCCAGCGGTACAACGCACTGTGGCCGCACCAACGCTTCGCGCTGACCATTGGCGAACTACTGGATGCTGCGGAACGTGGGGCATAACGTAGAGGTAACCGGCGCGGAGCCGGCCTTATCGGCGGAGCGTCCGCGTTGACCGAAATGTTATGCCACAACGATGGGTACTGGTGCCTCGTGTGCGCGTGGATTTGGCCTTACATTCATTGCAATCCGACACATTGGATGCCTCTTCCTATACAGCCAAGACAGCGGTGTGGTGAGGGCTTTCATCAACAACCCTTAACTTAAGGAATCTTTATTATGGCCAAAGTTGGTCGCCCAAAGAACACCATCCCTACCATCGACTGGAAATGTCAAGTCCCCGTGCCAATTGCGGCTAAGGTCGACGTATTCCTCCTCGATCCCGTCACCCTCAACCCTCGTTACGGTGCACGTTCCGCTCTCGTCACCCAGCTCCTGATCCAGTGGCTTGCTTCCAAGGGCGTTAACCTCAATGGAGATCTTTCTCATGCCGAAACCTCGCCAGGTTCCGCCAAAGAAGCCCCTGAAGCCGAGTAAAAAACGGCCGATGCCGGCTCCGGGGTACTAATCCCCAGGCATGGGGATGGCAAGAATTTTTCAGGTATTGTATTACTTCCCATCCCCATGCATAATCCCCATTCATTCACGAGGAACCAAAATGTCTCTAACCCACGAAGCCCTCAATGACCTCCGCAGCCGGGTGCTTGCTGGTCAAGACGTATCCGTTGAGGAATACGCCTTGTTGATCGCCTCCCTCCGCGAACGCCGCTCCGGAGATGTTGCCGCCAGTGCCGCCAAGAAAGCTGCAAGCAGTACCAGTACCTCCACCAAAGCCCCGAAAACCCCCGTCGAACTTCCCGACCTCCTCAAGGATCTCTAACCATGCGCGATACTCCCTTCCCGTTCCCAGAATTCATCGACAACACAGCCCGCTCTATGTTCGCCTGCTGCCCGCAAAAGTGGGTTTACGGCTCCCTGTATTCCATCGGGCCGAAGGAAACTTCCGTCCACCTTCATGCCGGAGCAGCCTTTGCGTCCGGCCTCGAGATCACCCGCAAGGCCTTCTTCGATTCCGGCCTTCCGTCCGCCCAAGCCATCAAACTCGGCTGCGAAGCTTTCATTGATGCCTGGGGCGATTACGAAGAACCCGAGGACACCAATAAGACCCGCGATCGTATGCTCGAGGCCCTTCTCGAATACTTCGCCGAATACCCGCTCGATACCAACCCCGTCAAGCCGATTCCCACCCATTCCGGCCAGCACGCAATCGAGTTCAGCTTTTCCGTCCCCCTTCCCATCAAGCATCCCACTACAGGAAATCCCCTATGTTATCAGGGTCGCTTCGACATGCTCGCCGCCTACAACGACGCGCATTTCGCTGTGGACGAAAAAACCGCATCCCAGCTCGGCACCCAGTGGATGATGCAATGGGATCTGGATTCCCAGTTCACCGGATACTGCTGGGCTGCCAAGCAATACGGCTACCCTGTGGTCGGCGCCATCATCCGGGGCATCTCCATCCTCAAAACCAAGTTCGGCCACGCCCAAGCCATCATCTATCGCCCGGACTGGCAACTCGACCGCTGGTACGAGAACATGCTCCGCAACGTCGAGCAAATGATCGAATACTGGAAGCGTGCCAACGAAGGTGACTTCATCCCGCAGGCCCTCGACAAATCCATCTGCGGGATGTACGGTGGCTGCGCCTACCGCAAGCTCTGCATGTCCCAGAACCCCGAGGCCTGGATTGCGGCCGACTTCGCTCCCCGGCACTGGAACCCCCTCGCCAAGGCCTGATACCGATGCCGACCCAGATCTGGATCATTGAAGGCACCCAGTACCCACCCACACCACTCCCTCTCGAGTTCTCCCATGCCCAGCCGCATCGCCCCTTCTCCATTGCGTTTTTCTGTCCGTTCTGCGGTGAAGTGTGGGCGCGTCGAGTTGTGGTTGACGGTTATCCCGAGTGGGCCTTGTGGCACCGACCCTGCTCCCTTCACCCCCACTCCGCGTCTCGTGGCCTCAGCGGGAGTGTCTGGATCGGGCACGACACGGACTCAGACCGTAACCTCCCGCCCCAAGTTCTTCACCGCGAAGCCTTGATACATATCCGGGCTATTTATCCACAATAATCGGAACCCTTTATCATGACTACTCCTTACACCATTCCCGGAGTCAACGTACTCCTCATGGGCGCCAGTGGCACCGGCAAGACCCACTCCATTCGTACCCTGGTCGATGCCGGGCTCGAGGTATTCGTCCTGTTCACTGAGCCAGGCATGGAAGTCCTGGCCGATGTTCCGGCCGACAAACCCGGCATCCCCGGACTGGAGTGACATGCTCGACTCCGCCACCAAGATCAACAAGCTTTCGCTGAAGGCCTTGTCCGAGATGTCCGATATCAACAAGTCGAAATACACCGGATTCCTTGATGTCTTGACTGCGCTTTCCAACTTCAAGGATGATCGTACCGGGCAGTCCTTCGGCGCTGTCGATACCTGGGACGCATCTAGGGTCATCGTCGTCGACTCCCTCTCCGGCCTCTCCATTATGGCGATGAATCTTATCGCCGGCTCCAAGCCCGTGAAATCCATCGCCGACTGGGGTGTTTCTGTCGACAACCTCGAGCGTCTCACCACTAAGCTCTGCGTCGATA